GCTCCTCCTACTAATGCTCCTGTTACTCGCAAAGCATTCGTTACCAAAAGGTCCCGCATAATTACTGTGTTCCAAGAAGAACACGGTGATTTAGCGTGCGTAGCCTTTGAGGACTGCCCTATGCAGACTCCCAACATCACATCCTATTTTATGACCAAGAAGTTATATTCTAAATTTGTATCTGCCCCTTGCTGCTATGTAGCAAGTTTTGACAGAAACGCTAGTGAAGCAACTGCTTCGTTAGCAACAGAAGTTGAAGCGATAAGAATACCTTGTCAATTTGACCCTACAGATTTGGAAAACCCTCTTGAGTTACCCGAACATATATGCTACTATTGGAAAGGTGTTATGGCCGGCGCGTGCGGATCTATAGGAATGATAGAGTTCGCCAACGAATACTACATTTCTTTTATGCATGCAGCTGGTTCCACTTCGAGTCATTTCGGACGTGGTATACCACTTTTCTATGAACAAATTCAAAATTTGTTTGTAGCACAATCAACTGTGGCTAGGGCTATCCCTGGTCACCATTATATCGCACTTGAAGATATTGATACGGTTAAACAATCGTACACTATTGACAATACCGGTATTACAACAACCGCTTACAATAGCAATGCTACCGACTCCACCTGTTTTAGGCCAACTGCATTTACTGCATTTGGTTTTAACGGTGGATCTCCTGTAGCTCCTGCTGTTCTCACATATGACGCTTACCAAGTAGGTCTTGAAAAAGAACTCAAGTACGCCGAATGTGCCAATCCAACCGATGAAGCTTTATCGTTGTCGAATGAATTCGCCGACGATATAGCTAATCGCTTGTTCATGTTACCTATCACAGCATACTCTGCTTGTAAGACTCTTACAGTAGAAGAATGCTTAGGTGATTATGGACATCTCAACCGCTTCGATCCCCGCACTTCCAAAGGAGCTCTACTACGCATATTTAATATAAGCAAGTATGATCTCTTAGGTTATGCCGATCAGCCTCCCGTGCCGATCGTGATCGAAGAATTCACAAATCACATTTATGATATCCGTAGGTCTTCAGTTACTGAAGGCAAATGGTTATATCAATTGGGATTTGACAAACTCAAGGATGAGACCAGAGAATGGGAAAGAGTACTAGCCAAGAAAACTAGAATCTTTAACATTACTGATTTCGTTCACAACCTCATGATAAAACAAGCAGTCGGAGATTTAGTCTCAAAAACTGAAAGTATTTTTCTGTATGGTCCAGCTTGCTGCGGTATTAATCCGCGGAGCACCGTATGGGGAACTATTAGAGATACATGTGGAAACAAACCTGTCGTCTTCGCAGACGTGGTAGGTTTCGACTTTACTCATTCCCGACTTGTTTTTGCTGTCATGGACATCATTCTCAAACGAGCGTACCCAGCGTATGCTTCTTATCTGTTTGCCTGGTGGGCAATACTATCCTGTATTCATGCCCTAAGGTTCAACAGATCGAAAGGCCGATGGCTCGGAAGAGGCAACTCTTCCGGAAATTGGATCACAACTTTCTTCAACACAATAATGAAC